ACAAGACCTGCCCTGAAAAGTGCCTTGTGACAACCTGGAGTATCCCACGACGCAGGCGTTGCGTCGTGGTCGAATGTGCCACACTCCGTACCTGCCCCAGATTGGAGACCTCGTAGAGTCCTTCCCAATCGAGAACAGGTCGCCATACTTCAAACGACAAGGCCAATTGGAGTGGTGTGGTAGAATCAGAGGTAGCCATGCGTTCACTCCTATTGAACGTAGGGTCAGCGCTGTCGCTCCTGTCGCAAGCAGGAGCACAGTGCGTTGGGTGTGCTTTCTCTTATTATACCACACTGGAACAACCTCTATAGTTCCTTTAGTATCATAATACTGGAGGCACAGACCACACCCTCGTCGCCCACTCTGGCCTTGTGATCGCAAAACCAAAGGCAATGTCGCTGCGTGATAAATGTGCATCATTCACAATGTCCGATGCCTTCCAGGTCCGAATCGCGACGCCAGAGGTTGTATCCACCGAGTACGACGCTTCCCCGCTAAAGGGGTCTTGCAAGCGGCACATGGCCATCGCCGCGAACTGTTTTTGCAGGGTCAGATTCTGGTGATACACCGTGTTAGCGGTCCCCAGAAAGGTCAGCGGCGCGCTGGCGGTGGGCAGCACCGTCACGGTCTGTTGCGGGGTGCCCGGGCCAATGATCGCGGGGTAGATTTGCAGCGTGGCATTGCCCGAGGCGTCCCCGTTGGCATCGGCCAGGACGGTGAATTGCCGCAGTTGCCCCGTGGACGCCAGCGACACGGGATTCACGGCATAGACGTTGGCAATGGTGAAAATATCGCCCTTCTTCACCCGCAACGCCGCTGCAGCGGTCCAGCCGCCCGTCACAATGGACGTGCCCCCCGCACCCGTCGAGGTATAGGTCGGTGTTCCGCCTCGCGGGCCAGTCGTATGGGCCGCAACATTTTGATCCCAATACCATTCGAATCCACCCGAAATCCCCATCAGCCCGCGTTTATACTGCTGGGAGATTTGCGTACTGTCCTGCATCAACCCTTTGTTCTCATTAATCACTGCGGCTTGCTCATACTGATTGAGAATGGCTGACCACTGCCCATCATAGGGTGCGCCATTATCGGCCATAATCGCCCCGGCATTGAGATAGGCCAGCCACTTCGCATTGCCAGGCACCGGGGAAATGATGGCATTCGGGCATTTCCAATAGAGCCCGAGCCCATACGCATCGACCTTATTCGACAGCACAATACTGGCAGGATTGCCGACCCGATTGCGCCAGTCGTCCATACTGAGCGTGAGCTCAAAACTGGTGAAGGAGAGCGGCACTTTTTCCTGCTGATCAATGGTCAGCGGGACCGACTCTTCCTTGTAATCCTGCGGCGTCATCACGGGGCCACTGGTGGCCGCAAGGCGTGCCGGCAACCGAATGGATAACGTCGGCCCTATTTTTGAGCCAGACACCGCGTACTCGCTGGAATATTCATTCATGATGCGTTTACTAAACACGCGGTTGGTGTCGAAGGCATCGAGCATTTCCTGCGTAATCATGCCGATGCTGAGGATGGTATTCGTGGGCACAGTGCCACCTCATAAGCACAAAGGTCATCAGTCAGGCCTCTGAGGCGGCAGAAGCGGAGAATAGGCGGCGGTTGTTAGCGTTGTTTCCAGACCGGCAGCGTACTCGTCTGCTGGCGGTACCTGCGATAGTCCTCCTGGGGCATGCCCTCGCGATAGCCCGGCGGTGGCGTGGTCCCCTGCCCGTTCACCCCACTGAGCGGTGGCGGCAAGGGGGGAGACGCGGCGACGCCAGGACGCGGCGACGCGGGGAGGGAGCCTCCTGTCGCCGTGTCCCCGTGTCCCCGTGTCGCCGCGTCAGTTCCCTGGCCAGCAGGCGGGCTGGTGGGGGCGCCAAGGCGTCCGAGTTCGAGAAACACGAGTGGCGGTGGTAACTGATTGAGGCGCTGCACGGTCTCGGGCTGCTGCGCCAGCGCGTAGGCCAGGGCCGGGCCGTCGGGGAGCAGCATGAGGGCCTGCTGGAGATGCGGCGCCACCTTCCCGGCGAGCTGGGTGCGGACCACCTCTTGATAATCGGCGTGCTCGCGGGCAAACGCGGCTTCGCGCTCCAGGAGGGCCTGCTGCGCCTGCTGCGCCTGCGTCTGCTGGCGGTCGCTGTCGCGCACCTGCTGGGCTTCGTAGCGGGCGGCGGCGCGCACGTAGTCGTCGGAGCTCTGAAACTGCTCGGCCTGTGGCGGCCCGTCGGGCGGCGGCGGCAGGTCCGGGGCAGCACCCTGGAGCATGCGCACCATCAGCTCGTTCTGCGCGCGCAGGGCGGCCAGTTGCTCACTGGTCTGCTGACGTTCGGCCTGGAGCGCCCGTTCACTTGCACGGCGCTGGGCCGTGAGGCGGCGAATGCGGCGCTGCACGTAATCCATGGTGGCCACTTCGGGCTCGGGCTCGTCGTCGTCGTCCCCCGGCGGCGTACCGTCCTGTGCCGCCTGCACGGGCGGCGTACCAGCCGGGGACTCAGAGGGTGGCGCTGATCCCACACCGGGCTGACTGGGGGTTGCAGGCCCCTGGTCAGTAGCAGCTGGCGCATCTGTTGCGGCCGAGTCCGGACTCGTGCCGTTGGGCGATGCGTCCCCAAGTCTGACGAACTGGCCACTATCGGCCAGACGTTCATAGGTTTCGATGGGCATACATCAATCCTCGCGGAATTGCAGAAAGGCTCGACACACAGCGAGCGCCAGCGTCGCCCCAGAGGCTTCCGCATACCAGTCATCAGGGACAGACCCTTCCATCCGACAGGTCCACGCCTCGACATCCGCACAGCCAGCATTGCGCACGCGCAGCGTCACAACCCATGGCGTTTTCATCCAGAAGGGCGAACTGAGCTCCGCGATGAGGGACAGGGCCAACAGGCTCTTCTGTGACCAGCGGCTTGCGTTTGGTGGTCTCCGGTGCTCGCGGCGGTGCTCGCGGCGGAGTTCCGCCGCCATCAGGGCATCGAGTTGACGGCCAGCCGGCAAGGCACAGATCTCAGCATAGGAGGGATGTGACTCGCTCATCGCGTCTCTTCCTGCCCCGTGCCGTTGCTGGCAGCCATCTCTTGCGCATGCTGTGCGGCACTCTGGGCGAGCTCCGTGGCCTGGAGCCCATACTTCGCCTGGACCTCAGCCATCTTGATCTGATTGGCCAGCATCGCCTCTTCGTGGTCCCACTTGGCTTTCTGGGTCTCCACGGCAATGTCACGGCGCTTGTCACTGAGCTGCGTCTTGAGCCGGGCATTCTCCTGTTCCGTCAGCGCCAATTGTTGCGTGGCGACCTGCGTCTGCTGCTGCATCTGCTGGAGGGCCTGCGTCACCTGCTGGAGCTGCTGCTGCGCCTGCTGCACCTGGTTCTGGAGCATCGCGACTTTGTGCTCAGGCGCGCCGCCTTCCGTGGCCTGGAGCGCTTCGGGCGGCACGAGGGTCTTCAGGCGCGCCGCCATTTCGTCGGCCTGGGGCACATCGAGCGAGCCCGCGTACAGGTCGAGCAGGTACGGCCCGATCTGCTGCCCCAGGGGCGAGCCCAGGAGCATGCCTAAGCGCTCGTTCATCATCTCGCGGGAGGTGTCGTACGAGGGGCCTGTAGAGACGACACACTCATACACCCCCTGCCCGAGCTGGTGCTGCTGGCCGTCTGGCAAGGGCTGGTTCACCTTCGCCATGGACACCGCGCCATCCTTGCCCACCTGGCGCAGTTCGGTGGGCCCAGGATACAGCTTCGGGAGGATGTCCAGGATTTGTCGGCCACACGCCTCGATACTCCATGCCAGGTTCGCCGTGAAGCCGGCGGTGGTCTGTTCGCCCTCGCGCTTGCGGGCATCAATCGCCGCGCCGCTCTGTTCGTTGGACGGGGCGCCCACGCTCGCCTCATACTGGCCCACGGTGGCCTGAATGTCCTGCGCGGCCATCATGCGGGCCTGGGTGATGGCCTGCACGGCTGGTTCGGCCACTTCCCGGCGTGGTGGGGGGAGCAACGTGCCCCCACTGGTCACGGCTTTGATGGGCAGGTAGGGCAGGTGCGCGTCGTTGGCCTGGTTCCAAAGTCCTTCATACCCGGCAATCTGCTCCACGTACAGGATGTACGGCGCTTTCGGGGCCAGGGCAATGGCGGACATCTCCGCGGAGGCATAGGCATCATAGGCGAGTTGGCTCGACGCCGAGGCCTGCACAATGCCGGTGCGCCGGGCGCGGCCGTCCAGGTCGAGCCGGCGGCCCTCGCAGCGAATGATGGGAATATACATGCTCGGCCAGGTGGTCTTGTCCAGGATGGCGTAGCCGCACATGGTGACGCCGTACACGCGGGGCACGAGCGTGGTGCGGGTCGGCCACTCCGGTGGCAGGTCGCCTAAGTCCTCGCTGGGCAGCACGGTGCCATCGGGCATCTGCACCAGCTCCAGCTTCTCATAGACCTTGTACCAGTACTCGGCCACCTTCACGAGATCCCGCGTGACCCACTCCTGATTCGGGTACGTCGCCCACTGGCCGACGTCCACGGGCTGTACCTCGTACTTCGCACAGAAAGAGGCGTGGGTCATGGTTGAGATCACGAAGGCGAAATCCATGTCCAGGCCGGCGGGGTGGGTGCTGGCGGGGTCACAGAACACGGCGAAACGATCCGCGATAGGCTTGATTTTCAGACACTGTTGAAACGAATACGGACTCTCATACTCCAGGGTCAGGCGGAAAAAGCCTTCGCCGGTCGTAATCGCCTGCGTCAAGGCATTAGTATAGGCTATTTCGGCCTGACTATCTGCCTCAATGTCTCTCGCCTTCCCTTCAAGCACAACTGCCGTCTGCTGCGTCGCTCCAGACGATTTTGGCCTAACCCTGATTCCAAGAGGATTACGCCTATATGAATTAACTATCTGGTTGACGTACTGCTGGAGTCTATCGATAGTGAGGCAAGGCGCCTCCGCTCCCGGCTGTGAGCGTTGCCGCACGAGGTACTCAGGCCAGTGCTGACCGGAATAGAACTTTAATGCCTCATATTGCTGTTGACGCTCATCGCGCTCCCAATCTTCAACGGCAGCAAATCGCGCCCTCGCTTCACTGAGAACGTCTTGGTCTGAACGCGGGTCGAGCGCGGTACGTTGGTCCCGGGTGAGGGGGCGCAGGGTCTGGAGATGCTCAGCCATCAGTAGCTCGCTTTGCTCCCACGTTTTTTCGCCGGCTTCTCGGGCACATCCGCACCTGCTGCTCTGGCCTTGCTCAGTCCTATTGCGACCTGCTGTTTGCGTTTCGCCTCACCCGTTTTGCCGGGCTTTACGGTGCTCGGGGGATTGTCAAACACTTCGCGCATCGAGCGCTCCACGATCTTATCTGACTTGCTTTTCGTCTTCGCCACGGTGCTCTCCTTGCCAACTGGCCTGTGCCCACTGGAGGCGATATAAATGGCACTGGCAAAATTCCATCGGCCAGTGCGCGTAGCAGCGTCGGATAGCCCAGGTCGGCAGCCGCCCCCGGTAGCCCCATTGCCGGAGCAGCACCGCCCAGCCGCGCAACGTCTCGTGATGCCAGATGGGCTCACAGGGCCAGATGGTGGGGGCGGTGTCAGGCATACGCACCTCTACCGGAACCAGAAGCCCTGGCGCAAGCCGGTGGGCATCGCCCCCTCCTGGCGCGGCGGGCTGTGGATCACCACGCTGTCCTGCATCTAGCCTCCTGGAGCCTGCTTCGCCTTCTGACGCTGTCGATAATCCCGCGTACGCTTCCGGCTACATGCACGACAACTCCGATTCCCATTCGTCCTGATAGCAAGATTATCCCCATCAAGGAGATGTCCATGTGCACAGTGGATCTTGCGTTTATTCTCCGCAGCAGCCCCTTCTCCTCGAAGGATATTCACCGCGTGAGACACCGCTTCAAGATGAGCTGGATTGCAGCACGCACGATTCCGGCACAAATGATCGAGCGTTAATCCAAAGGGAATAGGACCAACAAAGCGCTCATATGCATAGCGATGCGTAAGCAAATACTTGCCACTGCGCACCGCGCGACTGCGAAGAGGAATCCTGCCATACCCATCATGGCCCATAACACCATGCCATATCCAACACGTGTCTGTACGTTCAACATACTTTTCAAAACACAGTGCTGAACTGCATTCCTCTGAACAACCGCTAGGAACGCCTCCAGGAGAGAGAAAAACTTGTTGACAATTTGGACAGATAAGAAAAGGACGTCTCCCACGTGGATGGCGTATTTTTTGCCAGACAGCGGACGGAAAAAGCCGTAGATTCTTGTCAGACATGCTGCGACTCCAATCCAGTTGCAGTGTGGTTAGGGGCGTGTCAGGCACCACCCTGGCACGTCTCGTTATTATACCACATGAATCTGCGCAATACATTGATTTACCTAAACCAAAAGCCTTGCCGTAAGCCTGTCGGCATCATGCCTTCTGGACGCACGGGGCTATGAATCTGCACGGCATCTTGATCCTGATATGTAGTACAGAATGTTCTAAGAGAATCTGCAGCGTGTGAAGACCAATCGTGTAATGGATGGTTTAACCAGTCCTTCCTTGTTTCGCTCCATTCCCGTCTATACGCACGCAGCGCTTGCAACCCTTCATGGCATTTATCCTGGTCAAAGATGAAGCGAGGAAACAAGGTTCTCACGGCCTGGATGCCGTCGCCAAGATTGCCCTGTGTGGCCACGACAGACGGCTTTAGCCCTAAACTCTCGGCAATCGCTAAGCGTGAACGACCATCAGAAGAAAAATCACGGGCCTGGATGTCATGGGGCCAAAAAAAACGTCCGTATATATACGGCTTCTCTCGAATGACTTTGGCATACCATTCTAAACCATGATCCGACGCCTCTAAATAATCAATCACGTGGATCATCCGCCCCACCGCCTGATAAAACCAAATAGCGGTAGCATCGCCAATTCCAATGTCGAAACTGACGTGCACCGGCACACTGGGGTCATGCGGCACACGCGTCAGGCGGCCCTCCTCCTGCGCGGTCTGGAGATACGCGGCGTAATAGGCGCCGATCAGGGCGGACTCGAAGCTGCAGAGAAACTCTTGCGAAAATTGCTCCGGGCTCATGACCTGGCGCGCGGCCTCGAGTTCAGCGGGATCGACAATGCCTGTTTCATCGGCGCGGTAGAGTGCGGTATGCCAGCCCTCGAGCCCTTGCGCGTCTTGATACAGATCGTAAAAGTGGTTATGCCCAAGGGGTGTCGAGATAAAGACCGCCCATCCCTGGCGATCGGCCAGGGCCGGCCGCACCACTTCCGTCCAGGTCCTGGGGCGCATCTGGGCGTATTCATCGAAGACCACACCATCGAGATACATCCCGCGTAAGGCGTCGGGGTTATCGGCCCCGAACAGTTGGATACGGCTGCCCCGCGCCAGATCAACGCGGAGTTCGGCTTCGTTCACGCTGACGCCTGGCCAGTCCTGCGTGGTGCGCTTGAGCACATCCCACACAATCGTTTTGGCCTGGTTGCGCAGTGGGGCGACATAGGCAAAGCGCGGGTAGGGGGCC